GAAAATGATACGGCAATAGATAAAGATGCTTTTACATCAGGCGTAACCTATGTATTTGAATTTTATAATAATAGTGAAAGTGAATTAGTATCACAAACTAGAACAGTCTGGGGAACTTATGGCCCAATGGCCTTAGAAGACACAAGCGGGGTTATTCAAGCACAAACAGATAAAATGAACTTCACGGGTAATGATATTGACGCAACCTTAGATGGTGAAAAAGTCACTGTCGAGGCAATTGATACTGATGTAGTTGATGCAGCATCATTAAAAGCGGATGCCGTTGTTGAAATTCAAGCTGGATTAGGAACAACAGCCAATCAAACAGCTATTATTAATGCTATTGCAGCATTAAATAATTTAGCTTCTTCAGCTGAATTAGATGCAGCACAGACAAGTATAGAAGCTTTAATTAACGCTTTAAATAACTTAACTGCTGCTGAGGTAGTAACATCTTTAAAAGCTTCTACAGGATGGACAGAAGGCGGTACAGCTACATTCACTACGTTAATGAAAGCATTATACGCAATGGCTAAAGGCAAGTTTAGTAAATCTGGTGATGATTATACATTCTATGATGATGATGATACTACTGAATTATTTACATTATCAATTGCTACTTCTGGAAGGACTTCTTCTTAATGGCATCAACTGGTAATTCACAATCAATAGGGTTATTCGGATGGCTCACATCCGAAACACCATCATCACTATTAACACCATCTATTTCTGCCTCTGCTGCTGGTGATGGTACTATTGTATTAACAATTACCGCAGCTTCTGAAACAGATGTTATATATGCTAGATATAGAACAAGCACAGCAGCATGGAGCACACAATCTACTACATATAAAATAACTGGTTCTGGAACAATAACTATTACTGGATTAACTAATGGTACATTATATCAATGTGGTATATATGCTAAAAATGATGGTATATCATCTGATTGGGATTTTGCAAGAGTAATACCTAGTTCCGGCTCCTATGATGCAACTGAATTAGATTTAGCTTTAGATGATGAAGTACAAGATTTAATTGATAAGTATGGTATAACGGCTACTTTTTATGAATATACTTCTGAAACATTTAATCCTGCTACTGGTGCTGTTACTAAATCTGGTGCTTCAAGCTATGAACAGAAGATAGCACCACCTTGGGGATTTGACCCTAAACTAGTAGATGGCACATTAATTAAAAATGGTGATATGCAAACAATCGTTAAAGGTTATGATTTAGATTTTGAAGTTAAATCTGGATTAGAAGTATCTTTTAATGATAGTACTTGGAAAGTATTAGATATAACTCCTTATTATTCTGGTGAGCAGATTTCTGCTTATCAGTTACATATTAGAAAGTAATTATGAGTGAAAAAGATATAAAAGGTTTAAAAGAATTAAATGCAGCATTAGATACTTTTGTACATGATGTTGAAATTGATTCAAAAGTTATATTTAAGAAAGTAGCTATGGATTTAATAACTGCTTTATCTTTTTATACTCCTGTTGATACAGGCAGGGCAAGGGCAAACTGGTTTGTTGATATAAATAAAACACCTAAAGAAAAGATTACAAAAGGATTTGGAAATAAGAAAATATCAGAGGGTGAAGCTAAAACAATTACAAAAGAAGTAACAACGAAAGCTACTGGTAAAATGAAAGATGTAACATTAGGTGATTCAATACATGTAGCTAATAATATTGAATACATAAAATATCTAGATGATGGTACTGAAAGAATTAAACCTTTTTTAATAACAGAGAAAGCATTCAATGCAATTAAACAAGGAATTACAAAAAAATAATACTTATAAGGATAAGCACAAAAGCGAATTGATAGCTGTTTTAGGCAATGGCCCTTCAATTACTAATGTGGATTTACATTTATTAGCTAATTTAACCACAGTAGGTTGTAATTATATATCTAAAATATACAACCCAGATTATACAGTAGTATTAGATAGGCAAACTAGAAATAATAATCCTGAGTTATTTAGAAATAATAAATCAACTATATTTTATGCTAATCCAGAAGAACATTGGGAAGAAAATTATTATAAATATGAAAACTATGATACAAAATATGATGAACCTTATCTATCAAACAGCATACAAAGATTAAGATGGGGCCATTCCAGTATAATACCAGCAATTAATTTAGCTTATGTATTAGGTGCTAGAGCTATTGTATTATTTGGAATTGATTTATATTATAACAACCATTTTTATAATGAAACAAAACAATTATTTCCAAATAAAGAAACTGTTTTATCTGAATTAAGTTGGATAAATGATTTCTGTACAGAAACAGGATTTAGAATATATAATGCAAATCCTAATTCAGAATGCAGATTTTTTAAATTTATTAATTTTAATCTATCTTTTTTAAGAAAAATAGTAGTAGAAAGACAGTTTATTTTGAAAGGTAGAAAATGAGTTTAACTTTTAAAGCTATGATTAACAATATAACTAATAGATTCTATGTGCAAATACAACAGGGTTATAGTGATATTGATTTAACAGGCAAGGTTTTATATGATAATGTAGAAAACTTTGAAAAGCCTGATAACGCTTTATGGGTTAGATTTAGTATAACTCCTATTAATACAGAACAAACTTCATTAGGTACAAATAAGAGATTTAGAACAGTTGGTGTTGCTGTAGCACAAATATTTAATCCATTAGGTACAGGATATGATGATGCTATGGATTTATCTGATGCTATTAAGACTGCATTTCGTTCTTTAAATGCAGATTCTATTGTATATAGAACACCTTATATAGAGAATGTTGGTAGAACTGAAGGTGGCCATTATCAAATTAATGTAACTATACCATTTTATGCGGATGATGTTGAAGATTAATATATTGAAAGGAATTTTTAAAAATGAGTGATTCAAACAGAGTTTCATTAAGATATGTAGAAGAAGCTACTTATGGGGCGGTTCCAAGTGCTTCTGGTACTGCTGCAATGCAAGATTTACGATTCTTATCAGAAGGATTTAAACAAACTACAGCTATGGAAGAATCTGCTGAAATTAGAAGTGATAGACAAATAGCAGACGTGAAAAGAACAGATATTAATGCTGAGGGGCCATTAGCTTTTGAATTAAGTTATGATAGCTTTGATGACTTTTTAGCTGCTGCATTATTAAGTGCTGGCTGGTCATCTACTGCTTCTGCTGATGGTACTGACCTTTCTTTCGATAATGCTTCTGCTGAAATAAGAAGTACTACAGATGATGATTTTGCTAGTTTTTCAGCTAATCAATGGATAGAAGTAAAAGACTCAACTTCTAATGATGGTTATTATAAAATTAGTTCTGTTACTGACCTTAATCTAGGTGGTGGTGAAGAAAACAACGTATTAGTAGTAACTCATGGAACTATTACTGATGAAGCAGCAGGAGAAGATATTACTATTACTATGGGAGCACAAATAGTTAATGGAACTACAAGTACTTCTTATACGATTGAAAAAGAATTTAAAGACCTAACACAAGAATTTGCTTATTATACCGGAATGATGATTGACACTATGAATTTAAACTTTGCTGCGGCTGAATTAATCACAGGAGATTTTGGGTTTATAGGTGTAAAGGAAACATCTAATACAGTAACACAAACTTATTCTACTGCTTCTGCTGTTAATAGCAATCCTATTATGAGTGGTGTTGATGATGTTTCTTATATGTATGAAGCTGCTGCAAGTAAAGCAACTAATTCAGTATCATTATCATTAGGCAATAACTTAAGAAGAAGAACGAATTTAGCAACACTAGGAACAGTTTCAATAGGTAAAGGTTCTATTTCTTTATCTGGAAGCATGGAAGCATATTTTGCAAGTAAAACATTGCTTGATAAATATCTTGCTGAAACAGCTACACAATTATCATTAGTTTTACAAGATTCGGATGGCAACGGGTATATAATTGATATGCCACAAGTAAGAATTAGTGATGGTAGCAGGGTTGCAGATGGTAAAGATGGTGATGTAATTGAAAAAATCAATTGGACTGCATATCGTGATAGTTCAGAAGATATAACAATTCGTATAGCTAAATTTGCTGCATAATATTTTTTAAAGGAGTATAGCAATGGCAAAAGGCATTAAGTTAAGTTTGTTTAAGACTGACAAGGTAAAGGAAACCGAAGGCGTTTGGTATGATTTTGGTGAAGGATGTAAACTTAAAATAGCAAGAGTTACACGTCCTGAATTTAGGGAATATACTACTTCAAATCTAAAATCTCTTATGAAAATAATTCGTAGAGGAAGATTATCAAAAGAGGAAACCGATAAAATTGAACAAGTAACGTTAGAGGGTTATGCTAAATATATACTTATCGATTGGAAAGGTCTTCTTAATGATGATGGTGAAGAAATTCCTTATACATATGAAAATGCTTTAGAGGCATTAAGTATAGATGATTTTAATAAAGAAGTAAGTAGTTTTGCCGAAGATGGTGATAACTATAGAAATGATTATATTGAGGAATCAGTAAAAAACTAATAGACCTTTTCTGCTATTATTCTGATTTTGGTCATTTAGAAGAAAAGTTTCAGAAGATGGTAGAAAAGGGTTTATCTGTTCCAAGCTATGAAAATAAACCTGAATTATTTGATGACCTTGAATTACTTTGGAATGGTTATATCGATTTAAATGCAGGTAGAACAAATGGAATGGGTATAAATCCTATTTCGAGTACAGATATATTACTATGGTTAGAATTATATAAATATACTGGTGATAATAAAAGAATTGCTTTTGAAATTTTAAGAAAGGTTGATGTTTCAGTAACACAATACCTTAACAAGAAAGCTAAAATTCATAATGGCAGATAATGTAAAAAAATCAATTGAAATAGTAATAGACTCTAAAAAAGCTAAAAAGGGTGCTGATGAAGTAGTTAAAAGTACTGATAAAGTAAAGAAAGGTATGATAGCTACTGATAAGAGTACAGCTAAATTAAATAAAAGCTTTAATTCATTAGGTTCTGGTGCAGGTAGATTAACAAGTACCTTAATTAAGTTAGTTGGAGTTTATGTAGGATTTAGAACATTAAAAACTGCTATTACTTTATTTGCTCAATTTGAAGAAACAATGGCAACTATTGCTGGTGTTACTTCTGCAACTATTTCTGATTTAGAAAGACTTGAGGCTACTGCTAGAAAATTAGGAGCATCTACTAGATATTCTGCTAAACAAGCTGCTGAAGGATTGTTATTTTTAAGTAGAGCTGGCTTTACAGTAGAAGAAGCGATTCAGGCTTTACCAGCTACTTTAAATTTAGCCACGGCAGGAATAATTGACTTAGGATATGCAGCAGATATTGCATCGAATGTGCTTTCTCAATTTAGGCTTAAAGCGAATGAAACAGAAAGAGTTGTTGATACATTAGTTAATACAGCTAATAGTGCAAATACTAATGTAGAACAATTAGCAGAAGCAATGAAAATGGCTGGCCCTGTTGCTGGTGCTTTAGGACTTAGTGTAGAAGAAACTGCTGCTGCTATTGGCGTTTTAGGGGATAGTGGTATTCAAGCATCTATGGCAGGTACTAATATGCGTGGTATGCTAGCTGCATTACTTGGCCCTACTTCAAAAGTAGAATCTATTATTAAAAAATTAGGGTTATCAATGAAAGATGTTTCACCAGCTACAAATGATTTAGTAACAATAATGAAAAAACTTAAAGATGCTCATATGTCTGCAAGTGATGCTGTTGAAATATTTGGAAGAAGAAATGCCGCTGCTGCATTAACTATTACAGCAAGTATAGATAAATTTTATGAATTAATTGATGCTAATAATGAGGCTGGTGGAACAGCTACTAAAAATGCTGCATTAATTGAAAAAACTTTAAGTGGTTCATTTAAAAACTTAAAATCAGTAATAGAAGAACTAATTTTAAAATTAACTGGTGATAGTGGTTTTGGTATGTCTCTTAAATCTGTTGTTGATAGTGTTGTTTCATTTTTAAGAGGAATAGATTCTACTATGATTAATACTGTAGCTTTTTGGTCAAAAGCATGGGAATCAATGAAATCAGTAACAGAAGCAGTTTGGGTAGCATTTGAAGTTTCTTTTAATAATGCAGTATATGGATTTAGAGCTGGCGTAATGCTTATGTTAGATGTATTAAGTATGCTTTTAAAAGAAGTTGGTGAAAGTTGGGCATGGTGGACTGGTGATGAAACTTCTAAATTTGCTACATGGGCAGTAGATATAAATTCAACAAGGCAAGCACTAGAATTATTA